GTTGACTGGTCCCTCGAGGCCGAGATGGTCGCGTACACTAGCGGCGAGAGAGCCAAAGATCAGGCTCTCAAGCTCAAAAGTGTAAGCATTCCCCATGCTTGAGAATTTCTCTAAGTTTAGGGGAGCCCTCCCGTACTCTACTGTCTCTGACCTAAAGGTGTCTAATAAAAGAAACCAAGGCCAGGGTAGCAGTGACATGATTAGTGCATAAGATACGGTGTCGCTAGCAGAGGAAAGGTCAATAGTAGCTAAGCTACCATCGATACTACCCCTTAAAGCTAACCGTTGGTTAACACTTTGATCACGGAGGTTGAGTCCAAACAAACCGAGTCGGTTCTTCATGTACGTTCCGATACCTTTTTGCCCTAAGGCGTTCAGCACCGGTTCGACACATATCGTTCGATCCGTCTTAGAACTCTTCTGGACGAAGGTTACTCGCGCAGGTCGCACTTCAACCGCGACAGTCCAGCTATCTTCTTGATAGCTAACTGCAACAGTATCGCACCATTGGGGGAATTCTTCTAAGAATACCCCGACGAACGGAAGTAAACCCTCACTACACTGGAGTGGCGCTGCCAACTTTTCTCTAAAGTTAGCTACACGCCCGGCGACATTCGTCGTCGCTCCCGGTCCAAACAAGAAGGGTAATTCCTCTAACGAAGGGACTGGACCCAGGACATTTGCGATTTTTCGCTGCGCTCCGTGCAATACGGATGCAACGTCCTTTTCAGGACGCTCTGTCCAAAGTCTAGTATTCGTGTCAAGGCATCTTGTTTCAGCCTTCTCGAACGTAGCCTTCGCTTCCGCCCTGCGATCGTACCCTACATCAAGAAAACTCTGCTTGGACAGCAGAGCCTGAACTTGACGAGCGTAGCACAGGTCGTCCACGTCGACGTCGAGGGAGCTATTATCGATAGAGAAATCGATGAGCTCCTTATAGCGGTCCTCCTGAAGGAAGTTGTTTAACTTCGCAGTCAGGTCGCCGCCTAGTTGGCTACAGACAGTGGAGACTTCTTTGGCAAAGGTAAGGGTTTCCCCTACACCTTTAGTTTCCTCATACTTCATAGGTCCTCCTTATGGACTTGAAGCACTATTCCGGTCGAAATGGCATAACGAAGAGCACCTTCGCACCGAGTAGCCTTTCATGCCACTCGGAAAACTCGAGTACAAACTCGAGAGCGTCGCGTGACCACGCATCCTTGTTCTTATAAAAACAAGGAATGAGGTGGCGTTTCTCATCGTAATCATAGATATAGCATTCAACGGTGGCTGTTGTTACAGACACACGTTGGCCGTTGAAGCGACCTTTAGAGTCGCGGCCGTACGTTATATCCCGCTTACCTCTTTCGAGGTGAGTGAAGAGTATACCGTAACGTTTGCTAATCACATGACCCTCCGCATCTTTTAGCGGCTCCTTGGTAAAAGGACCCACTGCGGAGTATGCTATCGCGCCATCTGTATCCATAATGGAACGGATGGTCCGGCGGTCTACTAGATTATCTGAGTAGACCGTAAACTGCCCATATTGGGCCTTGAAAGTCGACATATGACCTCCTTAGGTCGTTAAGACATATAGGCTAGTTTGGCAGGATACCGCTAATCAGGAACTGAGTGATGGGCGCAGTGGAAGATTTCCACGCGTCCGCCGCCGATGCCTGATCCAGCGTGCCGGTTGCCGTAGTGCTTGTTGCACCTTGGAGTAAACCGACCAGCAGTTTGACCGTGTTGGCCCGATCCTCGACTGTCGAACGTGGCGAATAAAACAGGGTAAAGATACCCGTCGTCACGTAAGCAGTCTTCGGAGGGGCTACATAGCCAGCTGCCGTACCTGAGGAACCCAAAGTTTCCTGTGTGGGAACTTCGAGTTTACACGTGGCCTTGTAATCCCCGGATTTCACCTTGTCGTAAGACACTGTGAGCCGGTTCTGTCCTTCCAAAGGGACACCGGATACGTTGGTCCGCCAATGCGGATTCGGCGTATCGGAAACAGGCACGAATGTGAACTCGACGACTGTACCAGTCGTGTCGTCCTTGACGAGAAGATTCGTCATTGCGCTCATTATAGAGCTCCTTTAGCATTGCTATTGAGAGCGAAATTGCTCGGTTAATTGGAAAGACGTTGATGGATAAGCGAAATCGCACTTAAGATCTTCCGAGGGCTTAAAGCCTTTGGAAGGGGTCGAAAGTGCGGTCTGGGTACCTCCAAGGAGGTAGTAGGAAGCCGATAGTACCAATAACCTTTAAAGGTTCGGTACGGATCAGTCTTGTACCCCAAGCTCGCACCTAAGGACGTAGGATATAAAGTCCTAGCCACGGTTTGAGCATTCCTCGATCGCATGAACCTCCCTTTGAGCCGCGGTATAATACTGCGCGCCTCTAAGAAAGTTCCGACTGGAATAAACCAGTCAACGACAAAGGAATAGGGTGTAAGCTCCCACAACACAGTTGCGGGGTCCTGCATGCCCAGTGAAGTAGACCAGTCGAGCTCTTCTGACAACTCCGCATGAATTCGATACGTCAGACTCACGTCTGTCGGAAACGAATAATATGTCGGATGTTGAGGGTTGCTCAACTGGCCCTTCATCGTCGTGGAGTGCGTGAACTTCAGGACCGGCCTGCTCATATACTTCTCCAAAGCCTTAGCGGCTTCATAGGAGTCATACACAAGAGGCAGCCATCCGTATTGCATTTCCAGCCATCGTCCACTCGCGTCCTGTTCGCTAAGCTGGCGAACAGTTGAGGTTCTCCGATTACGGAGAGGTCCTCGCGGTGGGACACGCAAATGACGCAGAGCGCCGGTAATATTACCCCGGCGAACTGCGCGAAGCGCACGTCCTATTTGCGAGAGATTCCCGAGGATAAGCTCATAAGATTTATGAGCCTCCACCAGGTTTACCCCCAAGTTGAAACTGTGGCCACGGATTTTCTCCGCAAGCCCAG